CTCGAAAACATAGAACTAACTATATCTATGTTTTCAAGCAAATCATATCTGTTTTTTCTAACTCAATGAGTTTCATATATCATTGAAAACAACATCTGCTAGGACTGCTAGTATGGTAACAATTATAATTACCGTCACCTTTGACAATTTTGCAATCACGACATATTATTTCATTGTCAAACTTAATGAAATGATGATATCGACAACTTGTCCTGTCTGAAACACGGGCATATCTGGCTGAATATATATCTTTACATTTTTCACAAGTATACTGAGTATATTCGTTATAATTTATACTGTTCATTTGGTTACGATTGGTTATATTAATAAATAATCGTAATAAATTCAATTTAAAATTCACCACTTGTTGTACGATTACCTCCCCGAGAACTAATATAATTAACTTGTTCTTGCGTGACACAAGCACATCCATCTCCATTGCTTACTCCACTTTGTGGTGGCACACAACAGTCGGGACTAAAGTTATTGTTCGCAAAGAAAAACAATTGTCCAGCCGGGAGAGGGACAGTTGGTCCCATATGTGTACTTAAATCTTGAGCGATACTAGGGAGCTTTTTAGTATCCCATGATGATTTCACACCCTGTCCCATTTTGTAATTTGTTGGTGCCGAACCAAGCGCATTTTGGAAACCTTCTTTTGCTTTTTTCTTAGCTTCGGGTGTTATACAAGAACATAAAACGTGTCCTCCTAATATCATCCCTACAATAATACTAATTACAATAATTTCAACACGGCAAGTCATTCCTAATACTTTGATTTGCATACTATACATAATTCATAGATAATTTTTATACTGAAAATAAAGATTCATCGTTTGTCCAAGAATCTCCCATAATTTGTTCAATGGCGCTATTATAATCCATAAATTGGACTCCATCCACCGTAAAATTACCTGTATTTGTCAAAATCTGATACAAGTGTTTTGGTTTTTCTATACTTTCTGAATCCAAACCCAAAGTTGAAAATTTGCCTAAATTATCATTGATCCATAAATTAGGACCCCCGATAAAAATGGTGTCTCTGATCCTATATTTATTCACTCCCTGAAGATTTTTAGTATCAATTGTTACAATTCCTAAAACACTCTCCCCAAAACGCAACTGGTCATTCACTTTTATATCTGATATATTTATCATTCGTCCATCTTCCAATTCAATCTTTGTTAAACGGTCGAATCCACCTTCTAAAGCTGAATGTATTTTGTGTGTGGGGGCATTAAATGGAATAAAATCTTCTGCTATCCTTTTTAATTCTACGAAATCCATATCATCAATATCATCCCAGTCCAATAAGATATGTTGATCTATCTTAATTCTTTTACTTGTGGTATTCAAACAATAAATAAATGGGTCAGAATAATCTTCTATTAATATTGCATTTGGATGGTTTTTAACTTTGACCCATATATCTTCATACTGTATTTTATGAGAACCAGATACCTTTAATTTATCTATTTTATACATTTGTCTTCCGCATGTTGATAATTTAAAGAACGCTGTTACTGTTGAACCGTCAAACATTTCATCACCTACCTTAATATCTTGAATTTGAACTTTCCCACGTTTAAGCTTTAATGTTGTATCCTTATCAAAACAAGCCGGTTTTCCAGGAATATTCTTACTTGTGGTAAGATTTAATATATTACCCAATGAAATAGCTATTATAACTATGGGTGTGGCAATAGCCACAAACAGCGTCGTCATCGCACCCGCAGCAGGCCATGTGAAAGGAAGGACCCACATAAGAATGGTTGCAGCAGCAAGAACAATTAATGATAATACTATTATTTCTAAAAAAGCGCCTAAAAAGGATTTTAAGGAAAGATACAATGTTATTATCGTATATAGTCCAGAAGTCAACACGCCGACATTTTTGGCTAAAATATCTTTTAATTTCATTAAAATTATTTGTACAGGAACCATGACATTATAGATTCTTCCAAATATATCAGAAACGATAACCATGATTCTATTCCGAATATACGCAAATACATGACGTATCATATTCACCGATTTCATCAACTCACTCCAAAATTCAGTCATCATTTTCACTGTCAAATTAATAGGCTCCATAAAATAACCAATAATCGTCGATAAAATAGTCTGTGTGCATTGATAAAAATTTTCCGCGGTATAATCAATCTTTGATTCGGACGGAGGTGCATTAATTATACCAGCAAATGGCATAACAGCTGGGTTACATCTTTGGTTCACCCAATCTGCCTTGATTGGTTTGAGTTTATTCATTACATAAAAATAGGAAAAAATGATAAAAAATATGAATAACACAATCCCAGTAACCACGACAGAACCACCATATTTATCCAGATATTTATGTATGATCCGAATGTTTTTGGAATATTATCCATTATATAGTAACTGGATAATATTCATATGAATAAAATGTATTTAATCTTCCCAATCCCAGAATGTATATTCACCAATGGGTATGCGATGGTCAGAAGTAATTAAACAATACAATTCTGCGTCATGTTTATTTGTTTTTTCTGCGTTTCCATAATAACTTACCTTGATATAATTTTCAAATTTGTCATCTAAAATTTTAACATCTCCATCATTTAATATTCTATGTTCGCCTGTTACATAGATATAATCTTCTAAATCGCGACTCCATATTTTATAGTATGGGTTACTTTTATCACCCTTCAATTTCAATGTACCGATAACACTTGAATCATTGATTAATGTATCTCCTAAATTAATATCTTTAATAGCAACTTGTTTGCCTGATTTTAATGTAACAAGCGTAGTTCCTTTAAAACATAAGGTGCGTAAAATGCCACCTACAGGCCCTGCCCAAATACTTTGTCCCAACTTCATACTTGTTCCTATAATATACATTGTTGTTGTCATAACGCCCACTAATTTCATTGCCAAATCTTTAATTTTTATCATCATTGTTTGTATTTGAATCAAAATATTCATAAACACTCCGAAAATATCACCAACAATATTTCCAACCATACCTCTTATGTATGCTATAACATTGCGAACCATATTGATCGCTCCTGACAATTCCTTTCCTAAGTTACCCATCATCCCAACAAGGAAATGGATTGGTTCTAAAAAGAAGCCCATCGCATTAGATTGCATTTTTGTGATACAGAATGTAAAATTCTCCATAGGATCAAAACCAAGTTGTCCTGCTAAAGGCATGGCCATTGGGTTACATCTATATTTTGGCCAATTCTTTTTTATATTTTTCAATCCCACAGACACCGTACTAAATACATACATGCCCACAAATACTAATATTATTAATAGAGCAAGAATCATATCGCCGAACTTCATATTAAAATAGATAGTTATTTTATTTATGAAATTAAGAACGGTGCTTTCGTTTTCTTCTGGTTTTTCTTTTTGTTTTTCTTTTTGTTTTTCTTCTGGTTTTTCTCTTTGTTTTTCCTCTGGATTTTCTTCTGGATTTTCTTCTTCTACGCGACCTTCTTCTAAAACGTTTTGGCATATATATACTGCGGAATCCTCCACTTTGCCCTTTAAAAGGATTTTTCGGAGGCGCAGTACTTAAACCTTCGGTCGAATCTCCAACCGCATCTGCTCCCTGTTGCTGGCTCGTACCTACACCGTGACACATATTTTGACCTGCGCTCGAGCCACCGGCGGAAATACTCCCTCCCGATCCAGCGGGGGGTTGTGGACAGATGATTTTAGCTGCGCCGCCCTTTTTCTTTTTTCCTCCTCCACTGGCTAAATGTTTACTAGCGCCACACTGGCTTGCTGCTGTAGCAGCTTGATGTTTTGTACTTGCTGCCGCCATTTTCATCAAGGATCCTGCATGTTCTGTTAGGGTAGGACATAATACTGGATTTTTTCCACAATCTATAGATGCGAGATTCCCCCCTTTATGTTTTCGTGATTTTCCCATATAAAGTATAATTAGATTAAATTAAATAAAAAGAAAGTATCCTAGTATGTTATAATGGATGATAAACAACGTTTAAATTTGCAGGAAATGATTAAAGCTTATGACGCGGATGATAATACTTCTAAAATTCGACAACTAAAACATAGTCGTCTTATCCGCGACGAGGTGGAGAAAATGGTAAATTTGAAAAAAAAGTATAATCGTATGGCTACATTTGAACCCAAAAAATTTGAGAAAATTATTATATCCCATTGTAACTTTCTTTGGACTAATTATACAAACATTTTTAATAGAATTATGAAAGATGAATTAAATCTTAATATTTTACGCAAATTTATTGATACTCTACGCGAGGTAGAAGACGGTGGTTTAGACCAACACGAGGCATCTGTTAAAATTGGTGAAGTTTTAAAACAATTATATATCGATAGTGCTTTACAACGTGAAAAAAAATTAGATGTGGAAGGCAAAAAACGCGCGCCAAAACACAAAAAACCCGTTAATAATATAAGCTGGGCGAAATTTAAAGCCGGTGGATTAAATGAATCAATTTAAACTTATTGAATATTTTCAGTTATTGACTCTTGATAAATACCCAGAGTTCGCGCAGAAGCATCAGTTGCCACCACGAATTTTGGCATCCACATATAAGGTATAACTTTTTTACAATCAGGATAATATTGGTTAAATAATATTTTTCAGCTGTCGGACCATCCATATCTTTATATTTATCTTTGGCGAAATGTTGAATTGTCTCGAACCAAGATTCTTTCTGTGTACTAACTCCGTCAGAAAAGGCCTCTTTCCGACGCCAGAGTACTTCTTTGGGTAAAATATTATCGTTATCAAATGCTTTTCTTAATAAATATTTTTCGATTTTTGTCTGTTTCATTATATTAAATCTAATATGTTCTGGAATAGACAAATACATTTGCACAAAAGTTTTATCGAGAAAAGGAGTTCTAGCTTCTAAACCGTGAGAACTAATCGACCTATCAGACCTTAGTACGTCAAAATAACATATATCATTTAATAAACGCTTACATTCATGATCAAACTCTAACGCATTTGGAGCATAATGAAAATACATATATCCACCGGTTACTTCATCACTCCCGTCACCATTAAATATTACCTTTGAATCGCTAAATTCTTTTATAAACTTTGATATTAGCCAATTACCAACACTAGCCCTAACGGTTGTTGTGTCGTAACTCTCAATTGTATAAATAACCTCCGGGATAGCATTTAAAAATTCCTCTTTGCTCACCACCATTTCGTGATGGTCAGTTCCGATGAAGTTAGCTACCAATCGAGCATATTTTAAATCTTCAGAACCTTCCATTCCAATACTCCATGTTTTAAGCTTATCTGGTGATGACAATGATTTTGCAACCAATGCGGTTATTAAACTGCTGTCTAACCCACCAGATAATAAACACGCGACTTCTCTATCCGTAGTATGAACTCGTTTATTTACCGCATCAGTTAACACATCTTTTATACATTTACAGTAATGTTCCATGTTGGTTGGTCCAACACCCAGCATTAAATTAGTGCTAACATTGTTATAATATTGTTTACTACTAATATCACCATTGTTCATATTTATCTCGGCATACGAACCCGGTTTAAATTGTTGGGCGTGTTTTTCTTCTGATAACATTTGTGTCATCATTTTCAGTTCTGAAGAAAAAATATAATAATATTGCTGTGGGGTTGCTTTGTTATACGAATAAAATAAGGGTCTGACACCAAAAGGATCTCTAGCTATAAACATTTTATTTTTGGTTTTATCGAATAAAACGAAAGAAAACACGCCGTCTAATTCATTTAAAGTGTGCTCTATTCCAAATTGTTTATAAAGGTGTATAATGATTTCACAATCCGATTGTGTTTTTGATGGAATATTGAGCGTTTTATGAATTTCTCTCCAATTATAGATCTCACCATTACAAATAAGAACACAACCATCTATTTCTATAGGTTGTCCTGACTTTGGGTTCGCATATCCATTAATAGCCAAGCGATGAAATCCAAAAATAGCATTTTCATTTATTTTTTTGAAGACGGAATTTTCAGGTCCTCTATTTTTACCTTTATGGAAATTTTGTTTTTCAAATTCGATATTGTCTGTAATTTGGTTGGATAATACCGCAAATATTCCACACATGTGAGATTATTTTAACAATTATCTTTAGGTAATTTCCAAGAATTATTCTATAGTGATATTATAATGGAAAATATCGTTAAAGGAGCTTATTATTGTCAACAAAATAGAACAACCCAATTAAGTAATAGAATGTATAAAAGAAATGTGTCTGGTATCCCCCTTCAGATGAATTATGATCCACGTCCCGTAGACACCAAATTTGTTGTGTTTCCAATATTGGACTGTCGTCTTCCGACAAATGTGCCTTGTGAACGCAGACCTATCTATAATACAAGACATATGTTCGCAGGAAGTAGTCAATCATTGCCTTTTAATGGGTATCAATCGAAAATAGACACTGAATCAAAATTAATGAATATTGTATTTCCTCTACAGTCTTGTCCTCAGGCCAAATTTATTCCTGGTTCAAAAAGTGATTTATATAATACAACTTATTTAACACCACCAATTGAAACAACGAAAATGACGAATCAATTATTATTTAAACAAGAAAAATTCTCTCCTTTCGATCCCAATATATGTAATTTAGGCAAAGATACTTTTAATAACAATACTAGAGTACAGATTAAAAATTTAAAATGAATTATTACATAAAATTATATTTGTTATGTAATTATAAACAATGGATGTTTCATTAAATTTAATTGATTTACAGTATTTAACTAATCCTGGTAAACTGACAAAACTTACATGTAAAAAAGTTCTGCAACAACTCTCCCATACTGAGTTAGATTTTTATAAAAAACGTATATTTCAATTAACAAAAGATATATTGTGCGGAGAGAAAATTAATTCAAAAGTTAATAACGCTTTTGTGAATTATGCTAAAATTTGCGTTGACCATTTTAAGTTCATGGATAAGATGGAATTGATTCAAAATGATTACGATGATATTAAACCATCTGTTAATAAAAATAATACCTTTAATATGAAAACAAGTGATAGCATGATGTTAAGAAAAAAGAAGCCTTATCGACCGAAGATTACTGATAAAATTAATATTAAAAGTACCCATGTAAATAAACCTCCTATTATACCATCAATTAAACATTTTAATTTGAAAGATCCAAAATTTCGTGAAAAAGGTTTGAAAAAGAAAAATATCAGTGGTATTTAAGATGATAGCTGGATCAAAAACGCGGAAACATCATAAACATCATAAACATCATAAACATCATAAAAAAACAAAGAAAAAAACAAAGAAAAAAACAAAGAAAAAAACAAAGAAAAAAAAATTTAAACCGGATAAGTGTTCTCCAAAAAATAATGGTGACGAACTAGATTTCACTTGCTATAGTAAATCAGCACTGCATAAATTAAAAAATACTTGGAACGCTAGACATCCGGATGTTAAAATATATAGCAACGATCCTAAAGAAATATGGCAACGTTTGAAAAAAAATATGCTGAAAACATGTCATAAGGAATCCTGTTGGTTAAGACACCAATGTATTAAAAATGACTTACCATCAGGATTCTTTATACAAAATTTCTCTCCAAAACAACCGAAAGAATGGACAAAGAAACCTAATACTTGGCTTACTTCTATTGAAATATAACAATTAATGAAACAATATGAAAAAAAACATAAATATTTTATTTTTTTAGGACCTTCGCCAATAGATTATGACGTTCGGAAATTGCATAACGAATGCGTTTGGGAAGAAATATGTAATTTTTCTCTCTTAGATTATAAAAGCAAAGGTACGACCAAAATAGGTTTAATTTTCAATTTAGATCCACATTATAAAGAAGGGTCGCATTGGGTAGCCATGTTTATTGATATTAGAAAAAAGGCTATTTACTATTTCGATAGTTACGGGGATAAAATACCCACTCGGTTAATGAAATTTGTTAGAACAGTTCGAAAACAGGCACGAAATTTAGGAGAAAAATATAAATTTGAGCAAACAACTAGAAGACATCAATATTTATCCACCGAATGTGGCATGTATTCATTATACTTTATAATTAAACTACTAGAAGGTAAACCAATAGATTTTTTTAAAAAACGGATCGCAGATAAATATATGCGAAAGCTAAGAAGTATTTATTTTAATAAGCGATAGAATATTAAAAGTATCTCATTTTTAATATTATATGTCTGTTTTTTCTTCGCGAAACAAAAGTTTATTGTGGCAATTGTTATCGGACCACCCTAATCAAAAAAGCAATCCGAAAAAATTCCAACATGTATTGGAATACCGCGTTACAGAGATCAATAAAAATCGTTTTAAATTTAATAATGATTTAATGATTATGAATAAAGAAATTATTAGACAATTTGCCCAAGAGATACCGAAACAACAATCAGAACCCAAAAAAACACCCATGACTAAAGGTCAAGTTTTCGAAAAAAATTTAAAAGTACAACAAAATAACTTCAATACTTTAATTAATAAACAAAAACCACCAGATATCGATTTCTCAGATAAAACAGATGACTCACCCATCGATGCGAGAATGGTTGATACCACATTGCAGGAACGAGAACGCGAGTTAAAAAAAATAATGGCTGAGTATAATCCAAACGAAAATTCTGCCAAACAATGGTTAACCGGAGAATCAACTTCTGCTCATTTAAAGATAGATGATAATTCTAATATTAAGATTGAGCCTACTGTTTTGAAGGAAACGCCAAAACGGCGGGTGAGATTTGAAGTGAAAGAAAAATCTGCCCCACCAGTTAGTGCCCCACCAGTTAGTGCCCCACCAGTTAGTGCCCAACCGGTTAGCGCGATGTCGTTTTTACAAAAACTTAAAAAAACGGATGAGGGGATTCTTCCATATCTTAAACGCATAGAAGAAAACCAAACAATTATTATTGATTTATTGAAACAATCTTAAATTAAATTAAACGCCAGTTTCTTTGTTTTTGGATCTATAGATAATTTACCGACTGGGATAGCTTCGCCACCCAATTTAACCGCTCTTTGATAACTTTCCAGATCATATACATCACCTGTGCGTGATCCTTTTTTACTAGGTCTAAAAGCATATCTTTTACCAGAAATAGTTACTGTGATAGCTTTCCAAGTAATCTTTTCATAATTTTTCTTTTGTTGTTTATCATAGTCAGTTTCTATGGTCAATGCTGGAGTTGTTGTAAAAGTAGTTGACACAGGTCTACCGAACGACATACACATCAACTGTTCTTTATCGCCAGACCTGGCGTGTAAAGCACAATCGAAAGCAGATTCTTTTACCGCTGTTAGCAACTGTTTATTAATATTCTCTTTAATGTTTGAAATTTCATACAACGCTTGATCACTGGTTAAAGGTGTTGTTTTGTCCAGTTTGGATACATCTTTTTCCAATAAACCTTTCGACGCCATTCCACCTTTTACCACGGCAGGTATCAATTGTTCATCCGTGAAACGCATTAAATATAAATACACGTTTACTTGTCTTTCATCTTGGGGAAGATTTTCATGACTACAAATTCGTCTTGCTCGACCTATTACTTGTTCCATTCTTACAGGATGCCAATATGGTTCCATAATATGAACATACCTTGTGTTTTTCAAAGATATACCTTCCGCACCACTTGATGTAATCATAAATACTTTGATTATCTCACCATGATTATTATTAGCAGCAGTCTCATTTAAAACATCTTTAATTGAGTCTGGTAGTTTTTGCCAATCCCCATTAAAAATTAATCTCATCATCTCTTTTACTTCAGTGGTTTCTGTTCCGGTATATAACGCATATTTGGGCTTATTTTCGTCACCTTCTTCAACAATAATTCTCCATATACCCTCTTTATCTTGAGCTATTTTAAATTGTGCGAAACCATTTTGGTCCAATACCATACTAAACACACCAATACCTTCTATTGTGCGAAACTGGGAATATATTAAATGTAATCCTAAATTTTCCGTAATATTTTCATATAAAGTCAAAAATTTAGGACTATAAATTTTTAAGCCTTCTGGATTTAAATATTCGCCGGCATTTGCCTTTAAAGATTTGAGCGCCTCTTTAATTCTATCTTCATAATTGGCATCGCGGTTAACTTTACGTTTAGCTTCTACTTCATTTTTATCATCTTCTTCATATTGACCATCGACATTTGCAACTTCTTCTTGTAAACTTACTATATCCAAAATATCTTCATTCGCATCTCTTTTTAATACTGCTTCTATTTGCTCACCTTCTTTTGGTTTGGGTCTACCGATCGCGGGCGGAAAAACAAAATTACAAAATGCGCGAGAAAATATCCTGTACGTTGACACACTGTCATCATCACCTCCACCTTTGCGCTTGCGAGCATTTCTCAATTCTGTTTTTCTTTCTTCTGAGCGCGCCATTTCATATAAACCAAATTGATAATCACTCATGGGAATCATTTCCACAATTAAATCCTTTTCAATATTGAATCGCGGCATCAATTCTTCGGTAGCACTTCGAAAATAAGATGTTAGTCCCAAAACACGCCTTTTAAATAAATTAGTATTTTTAAAACTATTATCTTTTGTATCGATAAACATTGCTTTAAATTCATCCAAGGTATCCGGTAATGCTTTATATGGAGGATTTTCACTTACT